ATTCTATTTGATGTTTCATTTCAGCGTTCGACGGGGTGTGGGGCAGATTGTTGAACGCTAAAAGGTCTGTAGTTTTTTGCAAGAGATTATTCTTATAGTCCACACGTAGTTCCACCACCTCTACGTAGTCAAACAGTGTAGAGGCTTCAAACCGGGCGGGGTAGTAATAACGATCAATAACCGCAGCGTACACACGAGATTGATCAGCAGTCATTGGGCCCATAGTCACCTCGCCGGTAGGGGACACACTAATCACTGGCAGACCTTCTGCTTGTAAGTCGGTTAGTAAACTCATACAGCAGTCCTTCCTATCGGGGAGTCATTGACAGTCCCTACAGCCCTAAACACATTATCAAACACGTTCTTACCAGCAAGAGGCTGGTCAATATAAGAACTTAAGTTCGCAGTGCGCACGGCGATTGCCTGAAATAGCATCGAAGAGTCTGTAAAAACGCTAGGATCAGGCACGCCATTGTTATACAACTTAACTATTTCATCGATAATCAGCTCCTTATTGAACACCCTGGCGTCTTGAATACGCCCAGAGAAGCCCCACGCATAATCTATGGTTGCGGTTTTGATGTTCCCTAGAATGAACGGCACGCCTGCATCTGTATAGGCAGTAAGACCTACAACAGCAGAACTTAATAAATTAGCAGTTTGTTGTACGCCGTCAATATAGAACTTAGGTGGATTGTTGGATAACCTGTCCTTGTACACGACAATATGATGCCACTGATTGCGTGTTAGTGCACCAGTACTAGTGGCAAACCAGTACTGTTGACCATTGGGCGCATACTTTTGATAGAACCCAAGTGCCGCAGGATCTGAGTTATTAGATATAACGATCTGGTGTGCAGAAGCGTCGGCAAAGAAACCCATGACATAGTCTAGTACAGCACTTGCACCACCACTAGCAACCCATACCCATGCAGACATTGTTCTAGCTGGCAGGTCCGCTAAGAACGGCAGGTGCCCAAAGTTTATAGCATCCTTGGAGTCTTCGCCACGAAATTCCACGCCAATGTTTGTTAGAGAGCCCGACATGATGGAGAGCTTCTTCTCTACTAAGCACTCAACTGTGTAAATCTCACCAGGAGCAATCGTGATCTTTACACGCGAGATATAAAAGTGACCATCAATACTGCCAAGTGAGCTACTTATGTGGATTAGGTCGCCTACGTCTATAATGGTCATTAGACGTATAAGTGATATTGAAGAATTAGCGTTGAACCTAATGGCCTTTAAGTTCGGCTTAGCGTCCTTATTCTGTTCCACGACTGACCTGGCAACAAGTTCGCCAGTGTACAGACTACGTTGGTACTTCTGGTCTAATGTAGCGGACATCTCACCATGAAGCCCGATAGACTCATCGTTCTCAATCTTGGACGATATGGTGTTCTCCATGTACACACCGCGACCACGTACGCTAAATGTGGTGATGTACCCAACGTACGAACTTGAGTTGAACACAGTATGACTGAACCCATCAGAATTGTACGTAGGTGTTACCACGAGGCTCATTGTAAAGTCCGTGCCTGACGCGGCCTTATTGGTCCACGCTTTGTAATCAACGTTGGCCTGAGGCGTAACCATGTTCATGCCATTACACTGAGTACCAAGTGCGGCATTATAGTAATTACCACGGATAGTCACAGTCTGGCCCGGGGCGATCAAGATAGGTTCCTGCAAAGAAAACAGCACCTGGTCCGTAACGTCTACACGGCTCGGGTACGCGGTAAACTCCACCACGTTCAAGATCCCTGCCCCGTCACGGATATCTAGCTGTCCTTCTAGAAAGATGTTGTCTAAAGACACATCAGTCATTGTTGTAGGCGAAATAATACGGTCTGTGGCAGATCCTGCCTTCAGTATATAATCCGTGGGACTGCCAGCCTTCAGGATTAGAGTCTTATCACCATGTATCTTAGTTAGTGGAGCCCATCCATGCCTGTGGAGCATGTTCTCTAGGACTAATGTCTCGCCGTTGAACCTATCCTTGCGTAAGTAAATATGGCAATACTCAGAAGCAGAGATCTTGCCTAATTCAGTAAACGCTCTGGTTTTACGCGTAAGAGAACTGTACGTTAGAGGGAACGTATTTATGCCTACATCTAAACTCATAGCCGCAGGAGCCACATGTGCCTTACTAGCAATATCGGCGACCAAAGCCTCAGCACGCTGATCCACGCCAATGGCTATGGAGTCCATAGGGTATCTGGCGGCGACGTCCATCCAATCTACAAGAGTAACACCGATGTTAGATCCGTACTTAGCAGGTTGGTACACTAAATCACCAATATACCCTGCAAACCGTCTGAATACATCGCTCTCGAACCCAAACTCTATGTACGCTCTAGCACCCCTACGCCACCCGGGTAAGGTGTTCGGACCGTTGGGCGTGAACAACCCTGTGACATTTGTGAGCACGAACCGAGCCGACCCTGTAGGTGCTAACAGGTCAGTAATCGGGTTGTCACCAGCAAAACCCCACTCGAGTTCCACGGCAGGGTTTACTAAAACGTACTTAGTAATGTCGGTAACCCCAGCATCGAGCTCCACGTAGAATTTCTTACTTGTCAGTACATATTTTTGTGTTATCATGTTAGTCCCTCAGCAAAAGAACAGCATCGCGGAACGCCCGGACCAGAACGCCCTCATCAATTCGACTGTCCTTATTATTAAGCTGTTCTAGCAAAGACACGATACGACCATTGGACTCTCCAGAGTACGTGGTAGACGGAGAAGAGTACATGCTCATCATCTGTTGGTTCACAGCACTTGGACTGAACGCAAAATTGTTGTCCCAACCGATAATAGCACCTTGTGCGAGGTACCCGAACTGTTCAGCCATGAGCTTCGACGGGCTGCTAATGCCCCAGAAGCCTTTGAACGCGTTCAACATGTTACGACCAATCTGCACAATCTTAGCGTACAGAGTGCTTCCCATGTTGCTCAAACCGTTGTAAATACCCCAGCCAATGTCCCTACCAAGTGTGGACCAGTCAATTCTGCTCCACCAGTTTCTAATGTTCGTAACAGCAGACGAGAATATCGTAGAAATGTTGTTCCACGCATTCTGGAGGATCTGCTTCATGATATTCCAGTTGTTGTCCCATATCTGGCGAAGCGTGGCACCAAAGTTGTACCAGTCACCCTGTCGGGCGTACATCCACGCTTGCTGAAGCAGCTTGATATTATCCAGAATGCCCTGAAAGAACAGCTTGATGGAGTTCCACGTATTCTTCCAAAGCGTGGACCACGCCCCAAGTTGTCCAGAGTTTAGCATCTGGAACCAATTCATAAACTGACCCCAGAGGTTCTTCAAGTACGCAACAGCTTCTGCGGTCTTCTCCTGTATGCCTCCCCAGTTGTTCTTCCAAGCAATGTACAAGAGTACCACGATAGCAATAAGGGCCGCGATCACAGCAATTGCGATCCAGATTGGCGCGGTGATCGCTCCGACGATGGTTATGACAGCACCAATGCCTGTGACCAATGACCCAAGTATCATGAGCAATGGACCAACAACCGCAAGAAGGACTAGTAAAACCACAATCCATTTCTGCGTCGTGGGACTAAGTTGTGCTAGCCACTCGGCGGCCTTGCCAAGCCATTCAACAAACTGCATGAGATAAGGCATGACGATTTGGAGTAATGTCATTCCAACAGCCATGAGGTCGTTCTTAATGAACGCCATCTGAGCGCTCAAAGACTTAGTTTGAGCATTGAATGCTTCAGATGTACGACCCGCGGCGTCTCCCATCCCTCTTAGAGCTTCATTGTACTCATCAAGTGTGTACTTACCGTTCTCTGCTTCTGTTGCTAGACCGGCGATACCTTTCAAAGCACGAACGTTGTTACCAAACAGACTGAAGAATGCTTCGTCGCCCTTTTGGGCAATCTCTGTAAGAACCGCGCCAAACCCCTTGGTCTTCAAGGCAGTAAAGGAAATGTCAATTCCAAGGTCCTTGGCAGCCTTGATGATTTTGTCGGTTGGTGCCGCTAACTTGGACATAACCTGGTTCAACGCTGTAAATGCTTCAGCCGCAGGCATACCCTTACGAGTAAGGACCACCATGGCTGCACCAATCTCCTGGATGCTTACTCCGGCTATAGCACCTGTGTTCGTCAAACGTCCAAGGCCGTCAGCAAGCTCTTCAAACGTGATAACACCTTGGTCTACTGTCTTGAATAGAACATCGGACACCATACCAGCGTCTTTGGCTTCCATCCCATAGGCGTGTAATACACCCATAATCGCTGTAGCTGCTGTTTGTGTGTCCGTAAGGCCTGCAGACGCGGCCTTTGTAGCTACTTCGAGGACGGATATACCTTCAGCACCTTCAAATCCTGCGCTCTGTATGAAGTAATATGCTTCCGCTAACGCCGAAGCAGTTTCTGTGGTCTTCGTCTGGTCCTGTGATAGCTTAATAAATGTCTGACGCAACTGTTCCAAAGACTGATCTGATTGACCAGAGATAGACTGAATATTCCGCATCTTCTGGTCTAAAGACACGAACTCATTACCTACTATAGTTGCCGCAGCGACAATAGGAACCGTAAAGTACGCCGTCATACTACGGCCTATCTGAGACAGGTTAGACCCAACCTGCTTGAACTGTTGGGCTACACCTGAAGTCTTCTTAACAGCGTCGTCAATTGTGGAGTTATACTGAGAAGAGTCACCGACGACTTCGACGACTACTTTTGGGTTGTTAGAGCCGAATGCCATAGTCACCTCTTCCTTGCATCAATCACATTGCCACCAAACATCTCTTTAAACTTCTGCACCGCAACTTCCGTGGCTTGTGCTTGACCTTCTTTAGTGTCCAAATCTGGAACATCAGACCCTGGAGACTTTCTACGTAACGCATTGAACACCATACTGGGCATATTGCGTATAAATCTAGTAATCGGTTTCTGCTTACTTCTAGGTGCATTCATGTTATGAAGCAATGTTAGAAGCCTAGCAGACCTAAACTCTTCTTCAGCGAAACCCCACGGTTCCACCAAGTAAAAGAGTCGCCAGAGCATAATTTCCTTGTACGGCAGTCTCCTTACCTCTTCTAAGCTCTTACCTAGTGCGAGTCCGAGACGAAGGTCAAAAACTACTCCTTCGTCTCCGAGGAGTTTTTTAGTTCGTCTTCCGCAGTTTCGTTAGTATCTGCGTTCATTCTGCTGTAAACAAGGATCTGTTGAGCCACCCAGCCAATGGCCTGCCCGGACTTGTCCTTTAATGCATCAGTGTCCTTGTCTGAGAATATAGGTTTCCCAGTCTCATCACACACGCCCCGGATGAACACCCACGTATCATGGCCGTACAGGTTGATGGACACAAGCTCCTGGTTAGACACAGTCTTTCCAGCAGTCTGCTTCATCTTCATATCACCAAACTGGCGCCGTTGAAACTCATCCTGTTGGGCGCGGGTCAACGGGCGAATGTACAGAGTTCTACCGCCCCACCCAGGGATATCTGCGGGGATTGTAATTTCTTTCGGCTCAATGTCGATCAACGACAAAATATCGGCACGGGTTAAGCTTGACATTGCTCACTCCTTAAATTTTAGTGTGGAACTTACGAGATAACGACGGCACCGGACACGGTTATTGTTACCGAGAGCTGACCTTGCTCTTCCAAAGGCAGGTCGGGCTCATATCCTGTCAAGAACCCAGAGAACGCCACGGTTGTGACATTGTCCGGGAGCACGATCTTCCAGTGATGCAGATTGTTGTCCATGAACGTCGACAGCAACCCGGTGGAGGCATCATGCGTGGAATTGGTCGGCAACCAGTTGCACTTGAACGTGACCTCGCCGCCATCGCGAAAGCCGGGGATCTTTTCACGCCAGCCATTCACAGTATCCTGGTTGGTGACGTCAATTGAGTCACGGGATAATGCTGGCGGTGTAATGTCGATTACCTCGGCAATGTTCGTGAACACTTCAGGGCCACCGCCGTCCCCGAGCTTCAACTTACTTCCATATACCCAAAAAGCGTTAGACATGAATTACTCCTTTGTTGCTTTATTTGTTGGTTATCTTAGGGCAGTCTAAGAATAGCAACATTGACGTTGGTCGCCGCTGTGATCTTGAACGTGACCAAACCGCTCGAGTTCTTCCAACCAGCGGCGTTAGTCAGACCTCCGGTAAAGTACGAGACTGCCCCGTCCAATACCGTGTAGTCTGTAATGTCCTTCGTTCGGCCATAGCCATCGGCGGTTGATGTAAACGTGACTGTTGCCGGTCCTCCCGAGGAGTTCGAAATGATAACGATCTCACGGCCTGTGCACTTGAACGAATTACCATTGGTGCGGTCACTCGACTGCATTACAACGTTCAATGCGCCAACGGGTATGCTACTCTCGAAGGGCCCGAGCATCTGCTGCGGAGTGATAAGTGTTGCCGGCATTATTATGCTCCTTTCATGTACACCAGTCGCTCAAGGACGGTGTCTTGTTGCTCAGGAGGGAAGTGCGAAAGGACATGCAGCTTAATGTCATCCTCGACCTCGCAGGAAAACTCGCACTGCCCACACTGAAATACTGGGACCACACCCTTCCACAAGAACTGCGAGTACAACAACACTTTCTCCAGCTTGTCCGGGGGTGGGTCAAACTTGGTCTCTTCATTGTCAGGTTTGTCTAACATATCCTATGTCCATTTCTACCATGCGGATGTATACTTTGGCATTCTCGATCCAGTCTGACGTTAAATTGCGAGCAAATATACGGGCGTTGAACTCACCGACCTTTCCTCGAAAGCCGTCGTACGCGGACCTAAGAACCTCGGCCATACGTCCAGCTTCTACGCGGTCAAGTGACACTACGTTGAACTGTATCAGTGCACGACCAAGCCCGGTCCCATCTTGTGAGTGCATAGGGTAGTCTGATATTACTTGTACGCGCACACACGGGTACACAGGATTTTGTGGCAGGTTGTCTATGTGTATTCTATCGCCAAAAAATTCTGCAACACTAGGCTCAGCTAACATATCAGTTCTAAGTGCTATAGCTATATCTTCCATGCTCATCTACTCCCGAATAGTCCTCGGAGTTTTACTGTCCAGGATCGTTTGTGCCAATTAGCTTGTACAAAACTGTTCACCGTCTTCATTAGCTCGTCGTTGGACCGACGCCGTACCTCAGGGTCTGTCATTGAGGGCCGGATGAACGGTTGAGCCCTCATACCCTCAGTGGTGACCCACTCGCCAAAGCGGTTTTGGTACTTCCAAGGCGACTTACGCCCGCCGCCACTCTCTGCGTAGATGCCCGTCCCGTACTCTAGGTACACAGCGTATGGTGTTGTCGGGCCCACATCTACACTTACAGAGATCATCGAAACGTCTGTTATGTCATAGGTCACCGACTCCGCGGTATGGCCAGTGTCCCGTGGCGCGTGAGTTCTTTGGTAGTCCATTATCGGTTCAGCAACCGCGGCACCGATATTACGCATAAGCTCCACGGTGGGCTTTATGCTATTCAAGGCCTCAAGAGCCTGGGAAGTGTCTACCTTTATGTTCATTACAAACTCACGTTCTTCAGAGCACATAGGTACCCAAAGGCACCCTGCTCCCTTATCGCCAAAATCTCGTACCTATCATTGATCGTCAGCGGTATATGACTGCGCTCTATTAGTACGATCTGACCTCCTACGTGCGGGATCACGCCCCTAAGGTGGACCTCGGCAATCATCTCTGTAATTACCGCAAAGTCATTCCAGCGTGACTCGGCCTGCAACCTAGCAACAGTATCGTTGAGTGCACAATCGAGTTCCACAAAGTTCTCGCTTGGCGCCGGGTGACCCGCTTCGTCTAATTTGGTTGTATCCGGCGGCTCATAGTACCGGCAACGATCAGTATAGGCGTACATCTTTGTTAGAGACGCGAGCCTACGAGCCACTGGTGAGGATAATAGCTGCCGACTCATGGGGAACCGTCCTCGACCGGACCGGTCATATAACTGTCAACCCTCACAGGCTGAACCACGCGTGATTGTGCACGCATACCGGTTATGCCGAATTCTTTCTGCTTGTCGGCAAGCATTCTTTCATACCCTTCACGTGCCTTATCATTGCTGACCTGAAGCCAGTATTGCATGAAATTAGGGGTGGACAGCTGGGTAATGATGTACTTGATGCACTCAATCACGGCCATCTGGACACCTACTGAGGAAACCCAGTATGAAATAGTTTCGTCTTCCAGAAAGTGCCCACCCTCGCCGTTCGTGTCCCCGATGTGGAACCGAACCAACGATACATCATCCGCGAGTGAAGGGTTGAACGTGTACATGGTTACGCCAGTGTAACGCCGGTGTTATTGGCGACCAACCATTTGCCACCGTAGGCAACAAGCGTAAGCCCGTTACCAACTGCGGCCGCGAACGTGCCCACGTCGGACGCAGAACCACCGCCATTAAATCCTGGCGTAGTTTGCGTGACAGTATGAGCCGCGGCGGTACCAGACACGATCGTGACGACTTTTCCATCATCAGTAGAGGCCGGGGCCGCGAGGGTATAAGCACCTGCTGTAGCCTTTGTAAGCACCACAAGGCCGGTAGACACATCCAGCGCACCGTCTGCACCAGCGGCCTTAGCCACTTGTGCTGTAGGTCCGATGAACCCGAGGTCAGACACAACAGGGCCTGAAAAGTGAGTTGCACCCATATTATAGTAGTCCTTTCATCTGAATAGCCATTTTCTTCGAGTATCCTTTCGGCATCTAGGGTTGGCACACCCGATTAACTCGTTCCTCCAGAACAGCCGCGAACCTGCGCGACAGCCAGACGCCATGGTCCGCGGCTGTGTAAGGAGGAGAACTTCAGAACGTGGAGCCCGTCCTGTTGTTCCAGTACTAAGGAGCCTCAGATCCGAAGATCCAGCGATAGTCGTCCCAGCCGAACGACGCGCGGTAGTAGCCACGATAGCGAGCCACAAGATTGTAGTCGCTGGATGGGTCTACCGTGGTCTCCGGACGCACGCGCCAGTACCACTTGAGGTGGTCCGGAGCATTGAGCGGATCAACCATGAACCAGTTCTTTGCAGAGGTGAGATACGGGTCCACAACAGTCTGTAAACCCTGCGAGCCCAGGAAGTTGGCGTCATTGTCCGCCGTTCCCGGTTTGTTGATTGCGTTAGTAACCTCGTACGCCTTGGCCTCAAGCTCGATTGGCACGACAAGGCGGTTGAAGATACGAGGCATTGGGTTACCGCGGTCGTCCTTGTAGCGTTTGCCGGCCTGGATCGCCGAAACAACATTCGCGTAATCCAGCGCCAGGCTCTGCTTATTGGAACCAACGGAGGCAAGGTCTCCGGGGCGGACCGGGTGGTCTGTTGCACAGAGCGGCTTGCCGTCGGCACCCAGATAGGAGCTCGAAAAGGCATTGTTGAAGATGGAAGCCTGTTGGACCGCGATCGTGGTACCAAAGGCATTACCGAGAGTGCGTCCACGCTGGCGGATCGTGCCAGTGCGCCCATCGTCCCACAACTTACGTTCAATCGCCACGCCGAGTGCGTACTCTTTGTGAACGAACGTCTTTTCCCACAGAGGGTTGAAGTTATCGTAGGAGATGGAGCCAGGCTGACCCTCAGCCGTGGAACTGTTATACTCCGGCACCAGGCCGAAGTCGCCGATACCTTGTGCATATTCTTCAGACGTCTGAGAACCTTCAACGCCGTAGAACTGCGAGACCGGGGCGATGATGGACGTCATGCGCAAGAACCACTCACGACGGATGATCGGCAGGATAAAGCGCGGCCATTGAGTAGAGATCATAGGTGTAGGCATCGTCTACTCCTCCTATCCGAACATCGCGTGTTTGGTGAGCACACACCACACATCAATACCAGCATTCTCTGTGCGGTGGATGGCCAAACAGCCGTTCGTGGCGTCAGCAGCATCCAGAAGACCCTGTGCTGTGACATCATATGTTTTTGCGGCAAACCCGGACCCCGCGGAGATGTCCGCAGAGGCCTTGCCCTTGATTACCATGCCCGGGGCGATAATCGCCACCTTGATGGGCGCGCCTGCAGAGAGCGGGCCGGAAGTCTTCTCCAGCGCCAGCCCCACAGGGTTGACAACGGAAGCGACAGCTTCATCAACCTGACCGCCGGTCAGAATGAGCAGAGTCCCTTCCAAAGTCTCGAGGTTTGCTGTCGCCTCGAGAGTTACCACCTGCGGTGTACGCGTACCCATTAAGTCATACGCGAACTCCCAGGTTCCAGTAGGTGCAGCCATATATCTAACTCCTTTGCTTCATTATAGTTTCCAGGTCTGGGGGTCCGGTTTTGCGCCATGGTGGGCGAGTAGCCTGGTTGGTCTACGTTTGTTTATTCTTCAGGTTCCGCCTGCTGAGCATCTGCCTGAGCCTGCTTAGAGAACGGGTCCACGCTTCCCATGTCCTTGAACTTTATGTACTCTTCTGTGGTGTACCCGAACAAGCTCGCGATCTGCTTCTCCTCAGCGCTAAGTTCCTTGGTAACAGGCTTCGTGGTTTGCATGGACCTACCACCGCCAGCCCCGATACTCTGCGCAGGCTTCCGCGCAAGAAGGGACCTGTTCGCAGTAATCCATTCAAGCTGATCTTCAACAGAGAGCTTTCCCGGGATCAACTTCTTTGCCTCAGCAGTAAGACCTGCAAGCTCCGACTCTAACGTCTTCTTGAGCGCACTTTCCAAGGTATCAGCGCGACCGGACTTTCCCTTCTCAGCCTCGAGTTCGGCTTGGGCCTGCTCGTACAAAGCGCGGTAGTCCTCAGTCTCCTTGGCACGCTGATCCTTAAGCTTCTTCAACTCGTCATCAGACTTCTTCTTGTCAGCAACGAGTTGCTTGAAACGAGGGTGCTGGAATGCCTTTTCCCAGTCGATCTCGTCTCCACCACCGGACGTTTGTTCATCGGCCGCAGCGAGTAACTCGCGCTCAACATCAGTCCTCTCTGTCTCGGCCTTCGCCCTGATGGTCTCCAAAAGTGTTGCATTAATCGGCATGACAACCTCCTTACTTTCTCAGTATTACGCTCTGCAGCGAAATAGTTCCACGGAGGATTATATCACGGTTCTTCCGGGGCGGAAGGGTTAATTTTCCCTTCTTTATAGAACCTCCGGATGTCCGCCGTGGACGGATTGATCTTCAATAACCGTTCAATTGCGTCAACCTGCATAAGTAGTGCCTGACGCATAGCCAAGAACAACTGAAGTTGCTCGTCATTCAGTACTGACGGCTCAGGGCTGGAACTCGTGCTTTTCACAGACATCGTCTTCACGGACCCTTTGTTGCGGGTAAGGAGACTCAGGATTTATGCAGGTTGGACCTGAGTACCCATGATTGATGAAGCGACAATTCACGCAAGCTTTGACGAGTTCCACGCTCTCATGCGGGAGCTCTTCCTGAGGTGCTTTAGCCTCCTTCTCCTCGATCGACTCGAGTTGCTCGATGTCTTCTTCGATAATAGACCGCTTTTTCTTTTGTGGCATTACTTCCTCCGTTTCTTTGGACGGATCTTTAGTCCGTACTTGCGTTTCCATCGACGATAAACGTCAGGGTGCTTCCATCTAAGGAAGTTTCTTTGCTTCTTTGAACGGAATGGCATTACTTCCTCCGTTTCCTACGTCTTCCGGCAGCGGCCATCTTGGCCATTCGTTTCTTGCCGTACTTCTTACGACCAATTGACGCGGCTAGCGCACTAGGGTTTCTAACTCCTTTTCGCGACAACTTACGTTTGAGAGCTGCAAAACGCTTCCCAGAACCAAGTCTCGCCTTTCGGGCCATGCGTACCTCCTTCCTTTAGGGTCTACTTCTCTGCGTCGCCACACCGCCCATACTATTATCACCTGGGACGGCGGTCTTATCAGGGCCTGTCTTTTGCGCAGGCGCCTGGTTTTCAATCTCGGCAGGATCTTTCTTAATACGTTCGGCGTCCTGCTCCACGTCAGCAGTATTTATGTGCAACATCTCCGCAATCTTAGTTCTATAGAAGGTGTCCGAGAATAACCCAGGGGCCTGTGACCGCAGGTTGATCAATGTAGCGATCGTTGCTGTCTCGTCGACAAGTTCGGGTGGCTTCCAAACAACGATCACGTCCTCTGACGAGAATGGCTCAATAATCGGCAACGACTCGTCAATGGGGGCAATATTTGCTTGTATCTCGCTCGTAAGTTCCACCAGTTCACGGATGGAGTCGGTATTTGAGCGTTGAAAGCGTCTGCACTTAGTGACGAGACCAATCTCCAGCTGTTTGAGGGCCTCACCAGAGAGTACGCCTGTTGTAGTAACCCCGTAGATGGGGGTCGAAGTGACTTGGCTGATCTCTTTGACAATCTGCTGGATCTGGGTGATGTACTCGTCCATCGGTGACGCCTTGAACTCACCCACGCGAGCGGCGTTCAGAAATTTGGACGCCTCTTCACTAATAATGGGCTCATCAGAGTCTTCTGATGTCACTAACAGGTTCACGACGCCACCCGGGGTAATATCGACTGGGTCTATAGGAATGCCGATTGAGTACTTGATCGAGAAGGCGGAGAACTCTGAGGCGGAGACCATAGAATGTAGGGTACGGTTGAGGGCGTCTTGCAATGGGATTGCAGGACGTAGTTCCGAGCGCCCGACGGTGTCATAATTATCAAACTTGTTCAAGAACCTGACAACTGGGACCTTGTCCAGGGGCCATGGGATCGCGTTACCGAGCACCACCTCTACCTCAGAGAAGCCGTTGCCCATGTCCGTGGGTTCTATGGGCACAGGATATCTGTTCAACGCAAAAACTTCGGTGGAATTTGCAATCCCGGCCCATTTAGTGATGGAACCTGGCTGATAAACAGTCAATTCCATAACCTCGTTGACGTCCGCGTCAAACGGAAGCTCAGGTGTAGCACCAGTTCTGACGATTTTGCACGCCCAAATGGGCGTCATATCATCTTCGAATATACAAACCATGCCTGTATAGCCATTATACGCAGGCTCGGACTTCCAGGACAGATCAGTTGGGTCCACCATGACGTAAGTTTCGCCATCCCGAACAGCCGCGCGATATGTAGAGACCTGCAAAGAAGTCCAGTCGTTCTCCTCGAGCAAAGGTTTCAGCCAGTTTGTGGTAATTGCTTCATCTTTTAAGCGAAGGTCCACCACCTCGAGACGACCGGCGAACTTGTCCACCACGATCGAACAGTAGTTTGAGTTGAAGTCATTGATCCCGGTGTCATCTGCCTGGAGGCGTAACATCTCACGCATCTTATTGGTCATAGAACCACGATGTTCGCCTTCCTCGTACTGCCGGTAGAGCGTTACACGGGCCCCAAATTGCTTAAGAACCTCGGCGAAGTCATCCTGCGCATTAGTTCCACCAGCAAGTTGTGGGGCTGTTTTTATGAGTGCACTAACAATTAACTTTGAATTATCAGGTGCCATGGCTTCTCCTAATAGGGTATGTTGTTCCTACTTACGTCACCACGTAAATAGTTGAACGATCTTACACGTGTACGAACCCCGTGGGCCCGCTTTTTGTTCAACTTATCAATGTACGCTACCATATAGCGCATTTCATCACAACCGTGATCGTACTCTTTCACAGGTGTCTCTGCCTTCTTATCAGACCAGATGTAAGACGGGACCTCGTCCGCGGTACAGAGAGGGAGGTGCATCTTTTCCAGGTCCGGGTCGGACTCTCTTTGTGCATCCGCCTTCAAAAAGAGTGTCCCTGCCTTGAAACGTGAGTTCACAGCATCAATACCGGCGGTCACGTCCTTGAACGCTGGCTTAGACAAAATGCCCAGCTTACGCTCAAGTGTGGCTCTACCCTCTGCGTCGTGGTCCATAACCCACGCCTCTATGCTGCGCATGGTCAGGCCGCGTTCGGTTATCATGTTCCGGATGGACTTAGCGTGGTCCTCGACCAGCGTCTTTGTCTTATATATCTGTGACACCTGGTAGATCCGGTCCTCATTGATGCGCCAAAGAGACGCAGAGAACGGGTGGGTGAAGCCAAAGTCCACACTTACGACATACCTGCCGTCAATTGGTGTGGGTACCTCATCGGGAAGAACGTGTGTGCGTGAGTCAAAGTGCATGTAAATCACGCCTTCAGCCTGGACCCACAGACCTAGCCAAAGTCGGTCGCGGAACACTCCTGTAAGCTTCTCAAGTTCCTCAAAGTAGTCAGGGGGATTGTAGGGATTGTCAGTCGGTTTGCCCCAGAAATAATCTCCGCGGTGTACATCGATGTAGTCTGTCTTAAGCCAATGAGTCGGGGCGTCTGGATTTGTTGTATAAATGCGCTGACGGTACCCTCCCTTAGTTCCACGCATACGAGCGGCAATTTCATTGTCGTCCTCCTTCTGAAGTTTGTTCGCCTCTTCTGCCCATAAAAAGTCTACTGCGCCGTCCTTACCGATTGAACGAAGCTGTTGTCGCTGAGACTCGTCACGGACGCCTGCTATCCATAGTTGAGAACCGTTCTTGTACTCAAAGAGCCCGTCGGTCTTTAGGTAGGTTCCCCAGCTAGTTCCACCCATAACCGTGTTGAGGAGGAAG